TTTTTTTGTTTGTAATATTTTTTTTTGTTGTGTTTTTTTTTTTTTTTTTTTCTTTTTTTATAATTATTTTTTTTTTTTTTTTTGGTATTGGTTCTATACTATTTAAGGTCGCTTTTAATGCAACAAAATATTCTTGTTCTTTGGTTTTGGCTTCAATGAGGGTTTTACAATTGAAATAATGAATTATTTCCATAGACCAATTAGTCCAACCGCCATTCTGTCTAATGACGTCATATAGTTTACCACGTTTATTTACACTAGAGTGTCTATGCTGATCTCTTCTTTGAACAAAATTCGTCGTATGACCTACATAAATATCTGTTACTGTTGGATCTTTACAAGAAATTTTATAAATTAAAGTACAAGAATAATCTACAAGTGTTTGTGTCATTTATGTATAATTTATAAAAGATTATGACAAAATTATTTATATATACTTTTTTATAAAAGTATATATTATGTTAACAGTTCCATTAAGATATATTCCTTTTGGTTTACCGAAGAAAGAGAGAAAACAACAAGCGAAGATGTTGAAAAAATCACGGAAACTTTATAAACAACAGAAATATTACACGCGGAAAGCCCTGCCATCTTTTAAGAACAAGGTTTCCAAACATATTTTACAAGCCAGGCGTGTTTATAATGTGGATAAAATCGGTCCGACAGCAGAATTTGCAAAGGCCACGGGGTGTTCTGTAAATGCACTGAAAAGGATTGTTCAAAAAGGGCAGGGGGCTTATTTTTCGTCAGGGTCGCGACCGAATCAAACTGCACATTCTTGGGGCATCGCGAGATTAGCGAGCGCGGTGACTGGTGGGAAAGCGAGTGCGGTGGATTTTAAAATTTTGTCTAAAGGCTGTAAGCATACGAAGAAGGCCTATAAACTTGCGAAACGTAATAAAACAAATTATGGGAAACACCGAGTTCCCAAAGTAACAATTTAGCAATTAATTCGTAGACGGCGGTAAGTTCACACTCGGCAGGACTTTATTCATATTGGGTTGATAACGGGCCTGAACGCAGGAACAGTATCCGGCCGTTTTTTTAATGGCATTGATTGTAAATTGCCCATGCCCAATAGTCGTGGGTAAGCCTTGTTTCGTATTGCAACCGCCGGACATTTTCTGATTGTTGTTAATGTACGCAAGATAAGAGGACATGGTATGAGACATTTATATATATATATATACAACCTTTTGAAAAAAAAAAGGTTGTTGTTAAAAGAATGGTTCTTCTCTCCCTCGCAACGCCATATACATCATTTCAACCGAATCTCGTGACAAATTGTCTTTGTAATACATGACATTGCTAATCCCTCCGGCTAAACCATTGTTGCTACCCACTTGAATCGTTTCATAACTCATATACGGAGCTATACTTGGTCTAGAACTTACCAAGTCACCATTCAAGAACACATCTATCGTCCCTCGGTCGTAATTGATAACCATATTATTCCATTTTTGATAAAGGACATTCTTTGTTTTATAGATTTCCACCGTTTTCTTTTCTTCACCTGGGGGCGCGCTTTCTACTAAAACACGTAAGGTATTCAAGGCTCCATTAAATTGCACCGCGGGTTTGTTACCATACGTCAAAATATTGGTAAATGTATTGTAAGCCGGACTCGTGTTGGGCGGCTGCGGATTCAAATAAAACCAAAAGGACAAAGAGTAATGGTAGTTGTATTTTTCTTTAAGAGGTTGTGAAGCGGTATTACTTGCATCTGCATCTGCATCTGCACCATATAATTCCGCAAACGTCCCTAAAGAGTTCTCTTTATTAATATACTGTGGCTCTTTCAACAATTGGATACCATTTTTCGTAGAGAATGCGTGAAGTCCAAGGGGAATGAGCACCCACAAGACGATAAGTACTAATTCGGCTAAAAGGAGCAGCCAAACGGGTTTTGTCGTAATATGGTATTGATTTTTCAGATAGTCAATGAGCGACAGTACTAAACAGGGTAGATACATGAGCAGATTGAAAAAGAACCCCGCAATTGTTTTCGTGTCTTTCCCCCTACTTTTCGCGACATCAAAATACGGTTTTAAGAACGTATAGACAGCCGCGATGGCCAGGATAATAATGGTGAATTGTAAAATATAACGCAACAGGCTCAGAATACCGAGCCGCCCATCGGCAATAAAGCCAGCCAGATATTTGATCACGATGACCGACCCAAGAAAGATCCCAATGGTGCCTAACAATTTTATTAAAAATCCAGTTTCGGTCGGTGTAGTTGCCGTGTTACTATTTAGTGAAATTTTCTCCGAGAGAAAGTAAAATAAAACAACATAAATAAGCGAAACGAGCAGGGTTAAACTATTGGTGAAGACCGGATAGTTTGTAGAAATGCTAAAGGGATTATACCAGTAAACAATCAGAATGAAACAAATGTATTCCAAGACTTCTACGGCACCGATATAAGACCGATTACTGTAGACTTTTTCACTAAAATTATTATATATGGTTTTGGTGTTTTGTAGAGGCGGCGGCATTTAGGTATATTATAGCGACATTTTTTTTTAAGGTTGTGTTTTGGTCCAACCTTTTCTTAAAAGGTTGTTTTAAAAGGTTGTTAGAGATTTTCAAACGCTGTTTTCTTTCCGTGACAATCCCGACACAAGGCTACTAAATTATCTACATGATTTGACCCACCGTTATCTAAACGAATCTTGTGATCTACTTCAAACCAAGCAGGCAGCTGTTGTTTACAAGCGCCGCATTTCCACCCTTGCTGTGCAGCGACAAATTTTTTTTTAGTTTCGCTCACGGAACGTTTTGTGGCTTTCACCGCTTGGCCCGCTACGCTTGCTTGGCCCGCTACGCTTGCTTGGCCCGCTACGCTTGCTTGGCCCGCTACGCTTGCTCCTGAATTCATAACCCGATTTTGTTGTACCGCATAACTATTCGGCGGCTGGGCAAACATTTGACCTTTATCTGTCAAATCAAATAAAAAATTCGTCGCGTCTTTGTCAATCGGCAAATATTTAATGATGCCATTGGCGTGGGTAAATAAACTCCGCGAATGTCCTGGGTATTTTTTGATAAAGAGGTAGGCAGACAGCCCTACAAAACCAATAGATATCATTTGGTAGTATTTTTTCCAGGATTTCATAATTTGCATATATTTTCCATCATAATAGGTATTGACAATAAAGAAAGTTGTCACGCCAAAGATGAGCAGTTCAAATTTCATAGTTATATTAAAGACATATTATTTCATTTACATTTATTTCATTTACATTTACATTTATTTCATTTACATTTCATTTACTAAGGTATAAATATATCCCTAAAAGCGTTATCACCGATGCAATAATCGCGAACGCGATCTTTTCTCTCCGCTTCCGCTGTTCTTGGTCTTTCACCGCTTTAGGTTTGTAAAGTTCATAATACTTGATCATCGCTTCATCCATAGTCAGTTCCGGTTTTTCCAGGGCCACATTAATCTTATTATGGAGAAAATGGACCCACTTAACAAAAGAAGCTTGTGAATCCAAATAGGGCGTCACGGGATATTTGTCTAACATTTTACTAAAGCCATTGCCAATTTCTTTTACGGGCAGAAATAAAGGCAAGTTGGTAATGAAATCATAATATTTCTTCTTCACTACATCATTTGGACGTTCCGGATAAGTAATGGCAATGGTATGTAAGACAAACCAATAATGTGGTCCCCAAATTTCGGGATTCAAGGTCATTATAATAAAAGATATAAAAACATTGTTGATTTAACCAATAACGTACATGTCCGATCCTTATACAACTATTTACCGAACTATTACAAATATAAATGAAAGCCGTACAAGCATTAGTCATTGTAACAATTGCGGTATAAGTGGTCATACTTTTAATAATTGTAAGTTTCCAATTACGAGTGTAGGGATTATTGCGTTTCGGTATAATGCACAGAGAGAACTAGAGTATTTATTAATCCGACGGAAAGATACGATCGGTTATATTGAATTTATGCGAGGAAAATATACCTTGAATAATAAACTTTATTTATTGAATATTATCTCGGAAATGACGACAGCAGAAAAGACTAAACTGTTAAATGAAGACTTTGACACATTGTGGTTTGGTCTCTGGGGTGATTGTGTCTGTAATCAATTTCGGAGCGAAGAGAAAAATGCGCGGGATAAGTTTGAAGCCTTAAAGTTGGGTATAGGTGCAGGTGCAGGTGCAGGTGCAGGTGCAGGTGCAGGTGCAGGTGCGGTTGCCGCAGGTACAAACACGATTCAATACAGTTTAGCATCATTAATCGCCGACTCCGAAACGGACTGGTTAGAACCCGAATGGGGGTTTCCCAAAGGCCGGCATAACAATTTAGAAAAAGATCTTGCTTGTGGATTACGTGAGTTTGAAGAAGAAACGGGATACACTACCCATAACATAAAAATAATTCAAAACATCTTACCTTATGAAGAAATCTTTACTGGTTCAAACTATAAATCTTATAAACATAAATATTACTTGGGTTATATCAATTTAACACAAGTACCTTATAAACCGTTTCAAGATACGGAAATTAGTAAAATTGCTTGGTGCACCTACGAAGAGGCCGTACAATTAATTCGCCCGTATAATTTAGAGAAACTGGTCATGTTGGCGAAAATTAATACAGTATTGAAAACATACAATATATATTGATTGCTATAACTCACAACCTTTTACTAATCGCAATCGCAATCGTCATCGTCATCATAATTGTAATCATTTTCGCAATCGTCTTGATAGCAACTATTATGTGGTTTTACTATGTTTTGCATCTGTGTTTCTTTTTTCGGAGGGTATTTTGCCGGCGAACAATTTGATAGACCAATCAAGCGCAATAGACCAGGTTGGCCAGGAGGACCCATTCGCCCTTCCGGACCCATACGGCCTTGTGGACCCATAAGGCCTTGTGGCCCTTGCTTACCCATACGGCCTTCTTGGCCAATGAGTCCTTGCTTACCCATAGGACCTTCTTTGCCCATACGGCCTTCCGGACCCATGAGGCCTTGTAGCCCTTGCTTACCCATAAGCCCTTGCTTACCCATAAGACCTTGCTTACCCATAAGACCTTGCTTACCCATACGACCTTCAGGCCCCATAAGACCTTGCTTACCCATAAGACCTTGCTTACCCATAAGACCTTGCTTACCCATAAGACCTTGCGGACCCATAAGCCCTTGCTTGCCCATAAGACCTTGCTTACCCATAAGCCCTTGCGGACCCATAAGCCCTTGCGGACCCATAAGACCTTGCGGACCCATAAGACCTTGCGGACCCATAAGACCTTGCGGACCCATAAGACCTGGCAAGCCCATAGGACCTGGATCACCTTTCGCGCCTGGCGCGCCTGGATCACCTTTCGCGCCTGGATCACCTTTCGCGCCTGGATCACCTTTCGCGCCTGGCGCACCTGGCGGACCTGGCTGAGGTGGTGCTGGAGGCGCTTTAGGCGCTTGGGTCTGGGTAAATGTCCACGTGTATATTAAATCAGCCGTGGTTATGGTTGGAGATGTCCAAACTGTTTGCCCAGTAGCATCCTCAAGGGTTATAAACGTACCAATCGCTCTTTCTTTTCCGTCTATTCTATTGTAATAGACAAGTTTACTTAATTGATATGCATCGCCTAAATCTAGCTTCCAATAATTAGCCGGGTTCGTATCTGCTGAAGAATAACCCGAAGGTGTCGGCACTTCTAACATAACTCGCGGCGCGAGGGTTCCATCAATTGGCGCTTCTATTGTGACATTTGTCGGAGATTTTGGAAATAAATTTAGAGCACTTGCTGTACCTTTAGTTGCAATATTAGTATCGGGGGAGTTTGCGGGATAAACAGCAAGTTGTGATATTTGTAAATAACTGGTTGTACCTTGGTGAAAAGTAACAGTTTTCACTTTTGCATCTAATAAAACCGGTGGATTATCAAACCCTTCCACAAATTTCTTAACTAATCCACCTAAAGCTAAAGTAATTATTAAGAATATAGCAAGTATAATAACCCATTTTATAACTTTCTGGTGTTTTTTCCCAAACATATAATTATATAATTATTATATATAAAAGTATTTATATATAATAATAATGTCAACAATTGGGTCTATCTCAAAAAAAACTATAGAAAAAAAACGTTGTCCAAAAGGAACTAGAAAAAATAAAAAAACTGGGGCGTGTGATAAAGTGGATAAGCAAGAACCTGTTTTAACACAAGAGCCTGTTTTAACACAAGAACCTGTTTTAACACAAGAACCTGTTTTAACACAAGAACCTGTTTTAACACAAGAACCACAAGAGCCAGTTTTAACAGCGCAGCCAATCTTAGCTGCCGACGTGCAAACCCCCTTAGAAGCCGATATAACTACAGCAACGCTAAATAAACAAAAGAATAAAATGGAATTGAAAGAACGGAGTGAATTTACGGACGCAGCAGGTTCTTTGCCCTACCTTTACCCTAATCTCAACGACCCAAAATTTAATCTGAATATCGCCGCCCGGAAAGAATTCTATGATACTCAGTATGACGGCGAAATCAAAGATGTTATCACTGAATCCGAGATCATGTGTAATGCGGATTTTGAATTAGCACCGCATCAACTTTTTGTTCGGAATTTTCTCTCGTTTCAAACCCCCTATAATAGTTTATTATTATATCACGGTTTAGGTAGCGGGAAAACCTGCTCAGCCATTAGTATTGCGGAAGAAATGCGGGATTATTTGATCCAAATGAATATTGCAAATCGCATCATTATTGTTGCTTCACCCAACGTCCAAGAAAACTTTAAACTGCAGCTGTTTGATGAGCGGAAGCTTAAACTCATTGACGGGATCTGGAATATTCGCTCCTGTACCGGCAATAAGTTTTTAAAAGAAATTAATCCGATGAATATGAAAGGTTTGACTGAAGCGACGATTAAAGCGCAAGTGAAACGCATTATAAATACTTATTATGTCTTTCTTGGTTATACGGAATTTGCCAATTATATCCAAAAGAAAAGCGTGGTAGGGGAGGAAGTGACTGACACGAAAAAACGGGGTACCATTATTCGCAACAAACTCAAACAGCATTTTAGTAATCGTTTAATTATTATTGATGAAGTTCACAATATCCGGATTTCCGATGACAACCCGGAGAAAAAACGGGTCGCACAAGAATTGTTTAAACTCGTGACCTATGCGGATAATTTGCGGTTATTGTTGCTGTCGGCAACCCCGATGTATAACAGTTATAAGGAAATTATCTGGCTGGTGAATTTGATGAACCTAAATGATCGCCGAGCGACGATTGAAATCAAAGACGTATTTAATGCGGATGGATCGTTTAAATTGAGTAAGACGGGGGAGCCGGTGGGTGAAGACTTGTTGATTCGGAAAGCCACTGGTTATATTTCGTATGTCCGAGGGGAAAATCCGTATACATTTCCATATAAGATTTGGCCTGCGGAATTTGCTCCGGAGCACACTTTCTTAACACAGCCGGCGCCTGTGGTGCAATTAAACGGCAAAGCTTTGGTGCAACATATTGAATTTCTCTCTTTATATTTAGTAGAAGTCGGGAGTTATCAACAAAAAGGTTATGATTATATTTTGGAAAAGGTGAAACAAGGCAAGGCGAAGGGCTTGGCCTTTGAAAACTTGGAAGCATTTGGTTACACTATGCTGCAGAAGCCGGTTGAAGCATTGAATATGATTTACCCGGATGAGCGATTGTTAAGCGTAACGGGCCCACCAAACATTGACACCGCGGAGATCGTCGGCTCTGGGGGCTTGAAGCGTCTGATGACCTTTACAGAGACAATTTCGCCACCAGGTCGCTATGATTTTGAATACAAACCGAGTAAATGGGGTCGTATTTTCGCACCCAATGAGATCGGCAAATACAGCGGAAAAATTAAAGCCATTTGCGACCGTATTATGCAGTCCACTGGGGTGGTATTAGTTTATGCTCAGTATATTGATGGAGGACTCTTGCCGATTGCGATCGCTTTGGAAGAACTGGGCTTTACCCGGGCTGGTACAGTGAAATCACTTTTTAAAACCGCGCCAACAGAGAAAATAAACGCGATTACACTAAAACCGAAAGCAGGTCCAGATAAAGCAGGTCCAGATAAAGCAGGCCCAGCCAAATACGTGATGATTACTGGGGACAAAGGTTTATCGCCGGATAATTTGAAAGATATCAATATGGCTACTGACCTCACTAATAAAAACGGTGAGCAAGTCAAGGTGGTGCTGATTTCACTGGCCGGTTCCGAAGGTTTAGACTTGAAATTTATCCGTCAAGTCCATATTCTGGATCCCTGGTATAATATGAACCGGGTGGAGCAAATCATTGGGCGTGCCGTACGTACTTGTAGTCACAAAGACTTGCCATTTGTCAAACGCAATGTGGAGGTTTATCTGTATGGCTCACTCTTAGAAGACAAACGGCAAGAAGCCGTGGATTTATATGTTTACCGGTTAGCGGAATTAAAGGCCGTGCAAATCGGTAATGTCAGTCGGGTGATTAAAGAAATCGCGGTAGATTGTATATTAAATTACCAACAGGCCAATTTCATCGCGGAAAATATGCAGCAAACCGTTACAATTGAGTTGTCCTCTGGCGGGACTTTAGATTATGCCGTGGGAGATAAACCTTATTCGGCAACTTGTGATTATATGAAAAAATGCAGTTATACGTGTAAACCAGCGACAACAGGAGAGCTAACGAAGGATGATATTAATAATGATACTTATGGAGAGGCCTTTATAATGATGAATAATGATAAAATTATTTATAAGATAAAACAATTGATGAAAGAGCGCTTCTTTTACCGAAAGCCTTTGCTAGTGGCGATGCTTAATGTGGTGAAAACCTATCCAGAGGTCCAAATCAATGCGGCTCTTAATCAATTGGTGGAAGAGAAAAATGAGTACATTAGTGATAAATATGGACGCTTGGGGAATTTGATCAATATAGGCGATTTATATTTGTTTCAACCATTGGAATTAAATAATCCCCGCGTGGGTTTATTAGAACGCTCAATGCCGGTGGAATTTAAACATGAGCTGATAAGTATAAATTTAAATAAGACTATGGTGCAAGGTCAAGCTAAGCCGACACAGGTACAAGGTCAAGCGGAGCCGACACAGGTACAAGGTCAAGCGGAGCCGACACAGGTGCAAGGTCAAGCGGAGCCGACACAGGTGCAAGGTCAAGCGGAGCCGACACAGGTGCAAGCAGAACCGACAACAGAAGAAACTTCACCGAAAAAGAACGATGCTTTTACACAATTATTACAACAATTACGAGAGAAGTATCTCTCGGCTATTGTGCAAAATAAACCTAAACGTGGAGAAGACAATTGGTACAAGTTCTGTAGTGAAGTCATTCATGAGATGGAAACCTTAGGCTTACCCCGTGGGCTGTTGTTAGAGGCATTGTTGAATCATATCGGCGAGGATTTAATATATGAAGATAAATTAATATTATTAACGGGTTTAATTCAACCCGATTTTATAGCGGATGCGTTCAGTGAACAACTGAAACAGATTTTATTGAAGAATGTATTGAGTAATAAAGGCTTAAAGGGAATGTATATTTTACACAAAAATGTGCCACAGTTATTAATACAGAAAGAAACACACTGGGCAGTAGCGGAAGCCGAAGATCTGCACGATTTAGCGAAACCGATTGCCACCCTAAAGAATCAATTGCTCCCTGCTAATACGAAATTAAATAGCGTCGTCGGTTTTATGGCGAATTTTAAGAAAGAAGAAAATAATATCGTTTTTAAACTGAAAGTATTTGAATTAAACGGTATTAAGAAGAAACGTAATAAAGGCGCCCGGTGTTATGGCAAATCCACGGAAATGTTACAGGAAATTTTGGGTGCAGACATGTATAAAGCGTATTTGGCACTCATTCAGACGAAATATAAAGATATTATTGAGGAAAAGAAGAAAAACCGGCAATTACATAATGTTGAAGAAAGTACCGCGCCCGATGAATTGGAAGCGATTAATCATACCCACGCATGCGTGATTCAAGAAATGTTTTTGCGGACGTATAATTTAGAGCGCAAAGGTGACCGAACTTGGTTTGTCACTCCGGAAGAAGCACAGCTGATTGATATAGAGAATTTGTCCTACTAAACACAACCTTTTAGAAAAAGGTTGGACCAAAACACACCTTTTAGGAAAAGGTGTAACCAAAATTCAGTGTAAATTCAGGTGCGATTTGGGTGTTTTTTGGGCTACACCTTTTTCTAAAAGGTGTTTTTTGGGCTACACCTTTTTCTAAAAGGTGTTTTTTGGCTACACCTTTTTCTAAAAGGTGTTTTTTGGGCTACACCTTTTTCTAAAAGGTGTTTTTTGGCTACACCTTTTTCTAAAAGGTGTTTACTTAGAAGAGATAATTCATATTAGTGTCCCGCATATAATTGATACAGCCGTTGAACACGGAGCCAAAACAACACGTAAAGAACATAGCAAATTTTAGGGGGAAACAAAAGCAACAATAGACGCCATTTTTTTCTGCTTCGGCACCTGCTTTACCCCCATAGCCACTGACCGTTTGCACATAACCGGAATCCCAATATGTTGTGAAATCATTGGGACAAAAATTGCATTGTTGCTCAAACGTTTTTGATGGACAACATTTATAACATAAACCGCAACAGCGGGCATCAATTGATTCGGGCTGGTAACATTTACAAACACACCACGTGTGTTGCTCTGCAATAGCGACAAAAGTTTCCGCGCGATTATATTTTAACGGCAAAGAATGTGTATTTGATATTGAATTGCGTATATTTTGAGGGGCAATGGTGATAAATTTTTCAGTTTTTGGGTTTTCAATTGCGGTAAATGGATTTGCAGTCATTTTATACTTGTGTGATTTTATATTAGTTTGATTTTATATTAGTTTGAAACAAACATGTATAAAATAAACAATATCAATTTTATTTACAAAACACAACCTTTTCACAACCTTTTCACAACCTTTTCAAAAAAGGTTGGACCAAAATTCAACCTTTTTAAAAAAGGTTGGACCAAAATTTATAGCACGTACGTGTTATAAATTTAAAATTGTGTCAAGGTTGTATTTTGGCCCAACCTTTTTCTAAAAGGTTGTTAAAAGGTTGTTAAAAGGTTGTTATTAACTTATAAAATTGAATACATTTAAATATTAATACATTTATATTATATAAGACAATGTCGCAACAAGACAATATGACCCTATTCAGTAATGCATTAATTACCAAGAAAATCCACGTCAATATTCAGAACATCGGGAGTAATATTAAACAAACTTTGGAGAAAATGATTGCAGCTGAGATTGAGGGGAAATGTATTGTTGAAGGGTTTGTCAAGAATCGGTCTACCAAAATAATGACGTATTCCAGTGGTTTAATCCAAGGTTCATCGGTGACGTTTGAAGTAGTCTATGAATGTAGTATTTGTTCGCCAGTGGAAGGGATGATCATTCATTGTATTGCGAAAAATATTACCAAGGCGGGTATTCGGGCCGAAACGAACGATTCGCCAAGTCCAGTGGTTATTTTTGTAGCACGAGATCACCATTATACAACCCCGTATTTTTCCGACGTGAAGGAAAATGAGGATATTGTGGTGAAAGTTATTGGGCAACGTTATGAATTAAATGATAAATATATATCAATTATTGCGGAACTGGTGCCGAAGCAGTTGCAATTAAAAGCGAAGCCTGTGCAGGTGGCAAAAGCGAAGCCTGTGCAGGGGGCAAAAGTGCAGGGGGCAAAAGTGCAGGTGGCAAAAGTGCAGGTGGCAAAAGTGCAGGTGGCAAAAGTGCAGGTGGCAAAAGTGCAGGGGCCAAAAGTGCAAGAAAAAACGGCCGTTGAGCAAGTTGTTTCAGCTGTTGAGCAAGCTGTTTCAGCGGTTACGCAAGCTGTTTCAACTAAAGCAACGCCGGCCCAAGCAAAGCCGGCCCAAGCAAAGCCGGCCCAAGCAACGCCGGCCCAAGCAAAGCCGGCCCAAGTAAAGCGCAAACCTCGTTTGATTCTAGAAGACTAATTGTAAAATAGTTTAAACACTAAACGTTGTATAATAATAAATGTTGAGTAAAACCGAAATTAAAGAGCGAATTGAAGCTTTGTCTAAACATCACCAGATTGAAGCTTTACGCATGTTGAGTAAAATACCCACCATTACCATGAACGAAAATAATAATGGAGTGTTTATAAATTTAACCGAACAAGACGATAATGTCATGAAACAATTGGAAGATTTCTTGAGTTATGTGGATGTCCAACAAAAACATTTACACAAGATAGAAGATCAACAAGAGCAAATTGAGCAAGAATTTTTTTCTTAACACACACTTTTTAAAAAAAAGTGTAGCAAAAAAACACTTTTTAAAAAAAAGTGTAGCAAAAAAACACTTTTTAAAAAAAAGTGTAGCAAAAAAACACTTTTTAAAAAAAAGT